GGTCGCATCGCTCGTACCGGTGCCGATCATCGCGGTCGAGGCGACTGCGGTGCCGTTGGTGAAATCAACGTAGACGCATTTGAACGGGTAGCGCGCGCCGGTCGGGTCCCACGCGACGACGAACGGCGACTGCGCCTTGCCGAGCATCCCGTCGCCCGCGCCATACTGCACCGCCGACGTGGCGAGGTTCGCCATCGCCTTGCTGCCCGCCACGTCGGTCGGACGCATCGCGCCGATCCACGGATAGACTTCGGCGTCGACCCGCAGCAGGCCCTTGGTCAGCGCCGTCGCCGTGCTCGGGTCGACGGTGACGCGGTACAGTCGCAGATTATCGCCGAACTGCGTCGAGGACGATAGCGCGGTCGACCAGAAGACCTTGACGGCGGTGCCGTCGGTAACGGTGAACTTGACCGCGGCGACCGGCTGGTTACCCTGCGGGAAGAAGCCGAATATTAGCATGTCGACGTCGAAGCTGCCCCGCTGCAACCGGTACGGCACGTCGGCCCAGCGATGGATCGGCGCGGGGCAGGCCACGGTCGAGTTGTTAGTGACAGCAATCGTCGCCGCGGCCTCGCCGGTCCGCCAGTTTGCCGCCGCGGTCAGCGTCAGCGCGGTATCGGTGGCGTAGACCCAGTTGGACAGCGCGATGCGGACCGTGACGCTGCCGCCACCATTGTCGGTCTCGTCGATCGCCTTCGCGCCGAGGACACCCGCGTTCGAAACGATCGCCGCCTGCCGCAGCGGCTTGGTTGCGGTAAAGCTGCGCGCTTTCGAAACGACGCCGCCGCCGGTCACGACGGTCGCGTCGTAACCGGGGTGCTGCGAGGCCAGCGTCAACGCCGGACTTGTGTCGGGGGTCAGCGCGTAGCTGGCGAAACTGCCCAGCCCGCGGTTATGCGTGATCGCCAGGACCCAGCCATTGGCCTCGATCGAGGCAGCGGTGATCGCCATCGCGATACTCCTTCAGGCCACGAGAAATTGGCTGCCGCGCGGCCAGGGGCATAGCCGCGCGGCAGCGGCCGGCGTCCCTTTCGGGTCACCGGCTGCTCAGGTTCGCTTTGTCGAAGGGGCTTACGACGCCGCGAACTTGAGGAGCTTGATCGCCTCGGAGTTGATCACCGCGCCGCCGAGACGACGGGTCGCGTAGAACTGCACGAACGGCTTGTTGGTGAACGGATCGCGCAGCACCGCGGTCGACGGGCGCTCGGCGATCAGATAGCCGGCCTTGAAGTTACCGAAGGCGATCGAGACGCTGTCGGGAGCGAGGTCGGGCATCGCGTCCGCTTCGATGACCGGGTAGCCGAGCAGCGTCGCCGGCTGATCGGCCGCGAGCGCCGGCTGCCAGATGAAGCCGCCGTAATTGTCCTTCATCTTGCGGATGCGCGCCAGCACGGCGGAGTTCATCACCCATGACGCGCCCTGGCGATACGGCGTCCGCAGCGAGTGGACGAGATCGACGAGCTTGTCCTGGGGGTTGGTCGACGCGAACGCGCCCGCCGCCCCGCTCGGGAGATACTGCAGCGTCCCGAACGGCCGGCTGGAGTCGTCGTTGGCGGCAGTCGCATAGGTCAGGAAGCCCTTTGGCCGCGACACCCCCGAGCCGGTGACGAAGGCGACGCCCTCGGCGCGGGCGAACTCGGTGGCGATCTCGCCCGCCAGCCACGTCTCGACGTCGAACATCGCGTCGTCGAGCATAGCCTGGGTCGCCGCCGGGTTGGCGTAGAGCTCGCCCATCGGCGGCGCGACCGAGATGAAGTTCGGGGTGCCGGTCAGTGCCCGGCCGCCATTCTCGGGAACCCAGCCGCTGGCGATACCGCCCTGGACGATGAGCTTGGAGTAGTTGGTGGTGCCGACCGCGACGACGGTAGCGAGTTTGCGGATCGGCGAAATCTGGATCAGCGTCTGGTCGATAATCGCGTCGATCTGCTGCGGGATCGCGACGCCGCCGTCGCTGCCGACGGTTTCGCTCAGCGACTTGGTCGCAAAGCCGCTGTCGAGACCCTTGCGCAGGTAGCGTTCGGTGAAGGCAGCCCGCGCCGGATCGGCATCGCCCTTGGTGCCGCTCAGCGCCGGGCGGCTCATCGCGGCCATCTTGACCGACAACCGCGCGACTTCGCTGCGCATCGCCGTCACGTCAGGACCGGGATCGGCCGCCGGTGCGGCGATGGTCCCGAAGCTGGCCTCGAGCGTGTCCGCCTTGGTTTCATAATTCATTACATGGTCTCCTGGAGGGAAGGTTTGGCGGTGACTTGCGGCAGCGGGTCGATGGCGATGACGCGCGCCAGCGGCTGCATCGGAAAGGTCACGATCGAGACTTCGAGCAGGTCGAGATCGGTCAGCTCGCGAATGCCCCGCGCGCGGTCGGGACGGCTGGCGCGAACGCGGTAACCGAACGACAGCCCGCTGATCGCCCCGGCCCGCAGCAGTTCGACCGCGTCGTGGCCCTGCTCGGTGTCGGCGACGATCGCTGCGATGACGCGAAGCCCGCGCGCGTCCTCGCCGAGTTTCTCGACGACGCCGATCGGGGTATCGACGGCATGCTGCCACAGCAGCGGCACCCTGCCCGCCGCAATCGTGCGCGCGAACGCGCCGCGGACAACGACATCGCCGCTGGAGTCGGGCACGCCGAAGACGCTGGCGTAGCCCGCCAGCCGGATGAGATTGGGCATGTTAGATTCTCCGACTAGATCGAGACGGCGCAAGTCGATCCTCCCCGCCTTCGGGGAGGGGGACCGCGTCTTCGCGGTGGAGGGGCGGATCGACCAGGCGCGCTCCTGACTCGCGGACGAGAGAGGATCGTGCCCGGCACCACCACCCCTCCGTCGCGCAAGGGCGCGCCACCTCCCCGAAGGCGGGGAGGATTGTTCGGCTATCCCCGGATCATCCCGATCATCCCGAGCTTGACGGCAATGCCGATCAGCAGCGCCGCGATCAGCGAGCGCACGGCCCACGTCACCATCGCGCTCACCGCCGAGCGCTTGGCGTCGCGCCAGCCCTGGATCAGCTGCCGCAATTCGACGATGTCGGAGCCGGCCTTGTCGTCAAGCAACCCGATGCGGCCGAGCGCACGGGCCGCGCCCGCCTCGGTTGCCTCCTCGATCAGGGCGCGCAGCATCACGAGGTCGCTACCCTGCCCTTCGGCCTGCGCCAGCAGGCCCGCCAGCATCGCGCCGTTCATGACGACACCCGTAAGCCAAGCAACACACGCTTCTCCTCGTCCGAAAGGAAGGTTGCGGCCGCGACCTGGCTCCACAACCGTTCGCGGTCAGCGGCCAGCGCCGGGATCGCATCGCGGTCGATGTCGAACATCAGCCCGGGCCACCAGTCGCCGAGATGCTCGGCGATCGCGGTCAGGATCCGGCGCGTCAGTGGCAGCAGGGTCAGCCGCCACAGCGCGACGTTGGCCTCGCGGTAATTCGCATAGCTGTTGTCGCCGGCCAGCCCGAGCAGCATCGGCGGCACGCCGAAAGCCAGCGCGATCTCGCGGCTGGCGGTATCGCGCGCCCGGCCAAAATCCATCTCGGCGGGTGTCATCGACAGCGCCTGCCAGCTCAGCCCGCCTTCGAGCAGCATCGGCCGGCCGGCGTTGGCGGCACCGGTGAACGCCGCTTCCATCTCGGTCTTCAAGCGGTCGAATTGCTCGGGCGACATCGTCCCGCCGTCGCCCGGCGCATAGACCAGCGCTCCCGATGGCCGCGCCGCGTTGTCGAGCAGCGCCTTGTTCCAGCGGCTCGCGGCATTGTGCGTGTCGACCGCGCCGCTCGCCGCACCGAGGCAGCCCAGCCCGTAATGATCGTCGAGCGGGTGATAGCTGCGGATATGCAGCAGCCCCGGCTTATCGCCGACGGTGACCGCCGGATAGCGCACGAAGATCTCGCCGGCACGATAGCTATAGCCGGTCGGCCAGCCGCTCTTGTCGGTCTCCACCGTCACCCGCTCGGGCCGCAGCGTATAAAGCGCCACCGGCAGCCCGCCGGCGCCGAGCCCGACTTCGATATAAGCGTTGCCGTGCAGCAGCAGGTTCGCCGCGATCGTCTCGAGCAGCGACGGCCCCGGCTCGCCGCCGCTGAGCAGCGCTAGCGCCGGGTGATCGTTGGGCGTGGCGATCACCGGCGCGCCCGCGGCACCCTCGGTGATGATCCGCACCGCACGCTGGGCGATCGGATTGCGGCAATAGGCGTCGCGGACCAGCGCCTCATAGCTGCGTGGCAGCTCGGTGCCGGGCCAGCCGGTGCGCAGCAGCTCGGGCCAGGCGCGTTGCGGCATCGCCGCCGGGCTCGCCTTGCGCCGGAAAAACGGAAATTGCATCGCGGTCTCCTAAAGGATCTGGATGCCGGGTTTGGTCGGCGCGGGTCCAAGCAGCAGTTCGGTCAGCGCCCAGACAAGCGCATCGGCGCGGTCGGGCGAGCGTCCCGGTCCGGCATAGCTGCCGCCGACCATCAGCCCGCAGAGCTCGTCTTCGAGCGCCGGGAACGCGCCGACGTGGCTGACCCGCCCCGCCATGTACAGACTGGCGACCGGCTCGGCGCGCGCTGTCTTGCCGACCGAGGCGCGGACCGGCTTGATCGCCAGGTTGCACGATACCGAACGCAGGATCGAGCTGACCATCTCGCCGCCGTTGTTGACTTCGGCGACAACGCGGTCGGCCGCGTGCCGCTCGGCCGCCGCGACGACCGCCCGTGCCCATTGCTCGGGCGTCCGGCCCTGGATGCTGTCGTCGGCAAGCACATAACCGCGATTGTCGTTGCCGAGCGCCGCGACGACGATCCCGCAGGCATCGGCGCGCGATCCCGACGTCGCCGGTGGATCGACGGCGACCACGACCCGCCGCAGCAGTGGCGAATTACGGACCCGGCAATCCTCCAGCAGCCGCCGCGTCCATAGCGCGCCTTCGAGATCGTCGATGAACTCACCGCCGATCTCCTGCCGCCCGAGGCGCGTGCCGCCGTAATCGCGCCGCATATTCCGGAGATAGACACCGGGAAGATTGCCGGCGTTGTCACCGCTCGATCCGCGTGTCACGGTCACGCCGACGGCAGTGGTCAGCTCCTTCAGCCACGCCAACGGTCGCGGCGTCGTGGTCAGCAGCAGCTGTGGTCGGCTGCCCAGCCGCAGCGCCAGCCGCAGGTTCGCCAGCGTCGCTGCCGCGTCGGACCAGCGCGCCACCTCGTCGCCCCACGCGAAATGGAATTGCGGGCCGCGCAAGCCTTCGGGCTCGGCCGCCGAATAAAGGTGCGCCGTCGAGCTATTCGCCCAGCTTAGCCGTTTCAGCGACGGCTCGAACACCAGCCCGGCCGTCTTTGGCGCTTTCGCCAGCAGCCCCGACTCGCCCTCGACCATCACGGCCCGCGCATCGGCGGCCGTCGCGCCGAGCAGCGCGATCCGCGCGCCGGGCACTTCGTCCGCCATCTGATGGACCCAGCCGGCGCCGGCCCGGGTCTTGCCGAAACCCCGCCCGGCAAGGATCAGCCACGTGTCCCAATCGACCCCCGGCGGAACCTGCGACGGCCGCGCCTGCGCTGCCCAGGTTTGTGGCAGATCGGCAAGGCCCGCATCGATCAGCGCCGCCGCTAGGGCTTCCCGGTCCTCCGACCGTAAGCCCGCCGCGCGTTCGATTACCGACCGCTCGTCTGCCAT